AGAAGATCAAAGAAATGCATTACCTAATACAGTAGAGTATTCTGCAGTAATAGGATTTGATTATTACCATTTTACAAAAGATTTTTGGTTTCATAGTTGGGGTAATGTATTACCCTATCATTTAAACAATGGTAACGATTACTCTTATTATCAATACAATGGTAAAAACTGGGTAGATTATTCAGGCGGTTTAATATTTGGTTATAGATTTAACAAAAGTTTGGGTATATTTGTAGAAGGTAGATACAATAAATACTGGAATCGTGACTGGCATAATTTCAGTGTGGGACTTAATTATGTAATATTTTAAAAGATGGCGAAAGAATTAAACGAAGATACAGCTGTACAGGTCAGTATTAAAACATTAGCGGGGATAGCAGTTCTACTAGCTACCGTGATCAGTGGTTGGTTTGTACTGCAAGGAGATATAGCAGAGGCTAAGAAATTACCTTTACCTCCTGATCCTGAAATTACCCGAATGGAGTATGACATGAAAGATCAACTCATCCGACAAACTATTATGACTACACAGGATGACGTTAAAGAAATTAAAACACAAATGCTGAGGATGGAGGATAAGATTGATCAACTAAAATAATCTTATGAAAAAATTACTACTTTTATTACTAATTCCATTTATCTCTACAGCGCAAGACTTTCCGGACGGATTAGTTGTTGTTGAGTTTAATGCTAGCTTTAATAAAACAAACGAAGTTGTTTGGTTACCTAAACTAACAGATTGCGAGGTACAAAGGGTTGATATAGCCGCTGACTCTCGTTGGGCAAGCGAATACAAAATTGTAGTTGTTCCTACACTAGTTGTTTTTAATAACAACGAAGAATCAAAAAGATTTCAAGCAAATATCATGATGACTATGGAAGCTACTCGTAAAGAGGTCCAAGAGTCCCTTGATGAAATAATAATGGAAGCATTCTGATGCCACACAAAGTATTTATACGGCACACATATATATATAAGTGCGGAGAACAAGCATGCTCAGAAGAGTGGAAAATAAATGAAGCAGATAAAATAGAAAAATTAAGATGTCCTCATTGTGGTAATTATGATGTAGTAAAATATGTTGATACAGATCAAAGAACTAAATACAACAGAAAAGGAATAGGATTATGAGATTAAGTAAAAATTTTGTATTATCAGAGATAACACGAAGTAATACAGCGGCAAGATTAGGTATAACTAATGAACCAGAAAAAAAACACTTGGAGGGCTTACAACGGATTATTACAGATCTTATACAGCCTATGCGTGACGCTCTTGGTCCTATCAGGGTCACTAGCGGTTATCGTTCCCCGTCACTTAATCGTGCTATTGGTGGCAGTTCTAAGTCGCAGCATTGTAAAGGCGAAGCTTTGGATTTGCAATTTTGGAAAGAGGGCCAAATGTGTAATCAAGAAATATACAACTGGGTTTTAAAGTCAGGTATAGAGTTTGACCAAATGATAAATGAATTTGACTATGCTTGGATTCATATATCTTTAAGAAAAAATAAAAATAGAAAAGAAGTGTTAGAGGCTTATAAGGATGAGGATGGAGATACCCGTTATAAGTATGCTGACATATACACCTCATTATGAGCAAGTTATTAGATTTTTTAGGAGGAGGAGTTGTTAAGCAGGTCGGTGACGTGCTTGATAACCTTACTACATCTAAAGAAGAAAAATTAGAAGCTCAGCGTAAGATAAAAGAAGTTCTTATGCAAGCTGAATCTCAGGCTCAAGAACAAGTCACAAGGCGATGGGAAGCCGACATGAAGTCTGATAATTGGCTTTCTAAAAACATAAGGCCTTTAATCTGTATATTCTTAACGGCAATGTTCGTAATTATATCTATATTCGATGGTAATGCTGGAGGTTTTGAAATAGCACCGGCTTATATTCCTATATACCAGACACTTTTAATTACTGTGTATGGAGCTTATTTTGCAGGAAGAAGTATAGAAAAAATTAAAAAGAAATAAATTAAATTAAAATGAGATGTTTGAACAAATACGTAAAGTCACTATAGGAAGTGATATGAAAAACGGTATGCGCTATGTCGTGGGAACTAAACATAAAACCCCAGGTGCTCACTTTACTTTAACAAGTATAGTATACGACGAAAGACATTGGATTAAATATGGAACTTTAAAAGTTGATTTATTTATAACAATGGATAATACAGGCGAAGAGGCTCTTTGGAAAAGCTTCCAAGATATGCCAATTGCATTTGAATATAATCTAAAAAAACAAGCTTATGAAACTACCTAAAAATGGTCGTTCCATATCAAAGTATCTTATTAAAGTAGAATCTTTACACAAAAAAAGATATTTGAATGGGGAGGAAATATATATGGATAATTCCTTTAATGCATTTGATAATGCTCAAACGGTTGCCACGATAGTAAAAGAGCCTGTTAGAAAAAGTAGTAGACACAAAAACATAGAAATAGGGGATAAAGTACTAGTACACCATTTTGCTACACAAGAAGCAAAGCCCATTGATTATGATGAGGGGGATGAATGTAATAGTTTCTATTTCTTTTTAGACGTGGGAATGATGTACATGTCTATAAAACCGGACGGTAGTTATTCATCGGTGGGACCTTTTTGTATGATTAGTAAAGGTGAAGATGAAGAAGTAATTACTGCTTCTGGAATATTCACGGGTGAAACAAAAAAACATGAAGAAGGTGAAGGCAAGGTATTAGTAGCTGATGATTCTTTTATAGATGGTGGTGGAAAAGTCGGGGACAAAGTAATGTTTAAAAAAGGTATTGATTATGATATAGAAATGCCAGGAGGTAAAAAATTATACCGAGTAAGAACAAACTCTATATATTGTATAATAAATGGATAATAAGCAATATATAAACAACACGCTACAAAAGCTCATAGATGCGGGTAAAATGGCTATTGAAACACTCATTAGTGACGTAGAGAAGCCTATATCTGATGAAGTGCTAGATGAAAAGCGTAAGAATGCTTTAGATAGTAAAAAGAAAGCTTTTTTAGATGCTCAAGAAATATTAGAAGGTATCGTAAAAATAGAAGATCAATTATCTAAAGAAGAAAGTTATTTAGACCAGTTGAACGAAAGTAAAAAAGATTTTCAACAGGGTTATGTAGAAAAGATGGCTAAGAATAATGGGGTACGATAAGAAAACAGATACGGTTTGGATATGTCCTAATGGGACAAAAGGCAAGGTAATCGAAGTGCAAAATTTACGCATTGGTTTACCTAAACAGCCTGCTAAATCTAAAATGTTAAATTACGGACTACCTAAAAAGGAACAATATTTTAGAAGAGAAGAATTAAATAAATCGTGTACAAGAGACAATGCAGCCGAGTTTGAAGATTATATAATAGAAGAATTTCGCAGGAGAAGAGATGGTATATGGTTTTTAAATAACGGAGAAGCTACTTATATGACCGGTTCTCATTATATGTATTGCCAATGGTCTAAAATTGATATTGGCTATCCTGAATACCGTGACGCAAATCGTCGCTTATTTCTATTCTGGGAAGCATGCAAGATTGATTATAGATGTTACGGGATTTGTTATTTAAAAAATCGTCGTAGCGGTTTTAGTTATTGCTCTGCTAGTGAAATAGTAAACATAGCTTCTAGTTCAGAAAATGCTGTATTAGGCATTTTATCTAAAACAGGTAAAGATGCCCAGGATTTATTTACCGATAAAGCGGTATATATTTTTAGAAATTACCCTTGGTTTTTTAAACCTATACAAGATGGTTCATCTAACCCAAGAATGGAATTAGCATTTAGGACACCAGCTCAAAAAATTACAAAGAAACATAAATACGCATCAATAGACGAATCTTTAAATTCTGTAATAAATTGGAGAAATACTTCTTCTAACTCATATGATGGCCAGAAATTAAAATTATTAGTTCACGATGAAAGTGCTAAATGGATGAGGCCTAATAGTATAAAAAAGAATTGGCGTATTACACGTACTTGTCTTTTGTTAGGTAGAAAGATTGTAGGTAAATGTATGATGGGTACTACTGCTAATGCACAAGACATGGGAGGTGAAGAATATAAAGATATATATTCAAATTCCGATGTAACTAATAGAGACCAAAACGGCCAAACAGTATCTGGATTATATTCTTTATTTATACCAGCCTTTGATAATTTAGAGGGGTTTATCGACAAATATGGTTATTCTGTTATAGATACACCAAAAAAATCGATAGAAGGGATAGACGGTTTTTCAATTGAGCAAGGCTCTAAGCAGTTTTTATCTAATAGAAGAAAAGCATTAGAAGGTAATAATATAGATTTAAACGAATTTAAAAGGCAATTTCCATATACAGAGGAAGAAGCTTTTAGAGCTGATGCTTCAAGATCAACTTTTGATGTAGAAAAAATATTTCAGCAACTAGATTGGAATGAAGAAAGACCAGAGCTAGTGGTTTCAGGTAATTTTGTATGGGCTAATCCAGAGAAAAAAGACATTGTCCGCTGGATACCTAATAAAAACGGAAAATTTAAAATTACATATTTACCGGAAGAGGCTGAACAAAATAAAATATTAACCAAAGGATCTACAAAGTATCCTGGAAATGCTATTGATTATGTCGGTGGCTGTGACCCTTTTGACCACGACTACACTGTTGATAACAGAAGATCTGATGGAGCATTATATATTTATAAAAGATTTAATCCTTTTGCAAAAGAGAGCGAAATATTCTGCTGTGAATACATAAACAGACCGCCCAAAGCCGCAATTTTTTATGATGATATACTTAAAGCTTGTGTCTTTTACGGTGCTGAAATTTTAATAGAAAATAATAAAGTCGGAATTATTAACTATTTTCGCGATAACGGTTTTGGCGGATATTTAATGTCACGGCCTGAATATACATACAATAAAGTACCGACTAAAACAACTAAAATGACTCCAGGTATACCTACAGCTAGTGCTGAAGTTATTAATTTAATGGGGGATTTAATTGAAGCATATATTCACGATCATGTAGGATATAAGCAAGATGGTACTATAGGTAAATGTTATTTGAATGAGTTACTAAAAGATTGGAGTGTTTTTGAAATAGATAATAGAACTAAATACGATGCTTCTATTGCTTCAGCTTTAGCCTTAATAGGCACAACTAAAAAAATTAAAAAGAAGAAAGAGTCTATTGATTTTAAGCCCTTTGTTCGATCATATAAAAAAGAAACATACGTTAGATAGCGATGAGAGACAATAAAATAGATGAAATAGGTGGTTATCCATCGCCATTTGCTCCTAAAAAAGTAAAAGATAGCAAAGCATACGGCTTAAAGTACTTTAAAAGCATGTATAAAGAATGGAGCGGTCAAGGCGAAAATTCTATTGCTGGTAGAAAACGAAGATTTAATATATCTAGATCATATGCTAATGGCAGTCAATCTACAGATAAATATAAATCTTTATTAAATAATTCAGGGGATCAGTCTTATATGAATTTAGACTGGAGTAACCTTAGTATAATACCAAAGTTTGTAGATGTTATAGTTAATGGGTTAGCCGAACAAGAATACGAAATGAAAGCTGTAGCTCTTGACAGGGTGTCTTTAAATAAGCGTATAAAAGATAGATCAAAGTATTTTATTAATATGATTAATAAAGACTTTAATAAGCAGTTTACGCAGCTTACCGGTATGGAACAACCAAAAAATGATTTCACTCCGGAATCTAGCGAAGAGTTAGACTTATATATGTCTTTAAACTACAAGCAAAAAAATGAGCTAGCTATAGAACAAGCATTAAACGGTATAAAAGAATTAAACGATTACAGTGAAACAAGAATACAATTACTAAGGGATTTGACTGTATGCGGTATGGCTGTTGCAAAAACACATACAGATCCGGTAAAAGGTATAAAAATAAAATATGTAGATCCTTCTAACTTTATACATTCCCATAGTAAAAAATCTGATTGCAAGGACTTATTTCATGCTGGTGAAGTTAGGCGGATGACTATAGGTGAAATTAGGAGATTAGCTAAGCCAGGAGAATTATTAGAAAAAGATCTAGAAGATATTGCTAGAAGATACGGAGGTAAAGATAACAATCCTCATTCTTTTAATTCCACAAGTATATTTAATGCTGAGTTAGGTTATGAAGAGTATGAATATGATAGTTTTACAATAGAAGTATTAGATGCTTGTTTTAAATCAGACTACAAAGTAGTATATGAGAAAAAAACAAATAAGCATGGGCAAACTAATGTATACAGGAAAAAAGAAGGCTATAAAATGCCTAAAAGATCAAAATATAAAAGGGAGCTTATAGAACAGCCAGCTTCTATATATTATACAGGAATATATATAGTGGGTACAGATCACGTTATAAATTACGGACCTATGCAAAATATGGTACGTAAAAAATCATCATTGGATGAGACGCCGTGTCCATATGTTGTTTATATACCTAACATACACCACTCTACCTCTAAATCTTTAGTGGAAAGGATGATGCCTTTTGCTGACCAAGTGCAGCTTGCTCATTTAAAAATGCAATTAGTAATAGCGAAAGCGAGGCCAAAAGGAGCTGCTTTTGAACTAGGGTCTTTAGAGAATGTAGGTAAAGGAGACGGAGCTACGTTTACACCATTAGAGCTTCAGGATATATACGACCAAACAGGTAATATATATTATAGAAGACAAGACGATGAGGGGACTCAAAGTCAAGTAATGCCAATCCAAGAATTGGAAAACGGTATTGGTAGAGATATGCAAAGCTTAATCGCTATTTATAACCATAACTTACAAATTATTAGAGATGTTACTGGTATTAATGAAGCTAGAGATGCTACTCAGCCGTCAAACAAAGCATTAATAGGTACACAAAAATTAGCCCTGATGGCTTCTAATAATGCTACTAAACACATAAACAACGGTGAACTTAATATTACAAAGCGACTAGCAGAACATTGTGTACTAAGACTGCAGGACCTAATAAAATATTCACCTCTAAAGAAAAAATATACAGACATGTTAGGGGAGGCTGTAATAGAGAGTATATCTATGGGCAAAGACTTCCATCTTAATGAGTTTGGGTTAGCAATAGAGATAGCCCCTGATGAAGAAGAAAAACAAATGTTTGAGCAAAACATACAAATGTCTATCCAACAAAAAGAATTAAGATTAGAGGACGCTATATTTATTCGTGCTATACGCAATATTAAAATGGCTAATCAAATGCTTATTTTAAGAAGAAAGAAATATCAGGAAGAACAAGCTCAACAGCAACAGCAGCAACAACAACAGGCTCAGCAAATGCAGCAACAGCAGGCTCAAGCTGCTCTTCAGCAAGTGCAGACAGAAAAGCAATTAGAAGCAAAGACTTCTACCGATCTTGAAAACTTAAAGCATAAGCATGAAATGGAGAGACTCCAATTAGAGTATGATTTAAGAATGCAGCTTAAAGAGGTTGAAAATGACGGTCTTTCTAATAAGGAACAAGTGAAAGTAGACGGCACAAATAAAGCTCAAGAAACTGCTACTGAAGGTAAAATAGAAGAACAAAATATTATGGCTAATGCTGGGAAAGAAAAAGAGCAGATAAAACAAGGTGCTCCAGATATACCTCAGCCTGACGCATTAACTGCTGGTCCACCTACAGGGCTACTAGAAGGTGAGATATAATGGGATTATTACAAATAAAATATGTAGGGGCTACTCCAATAGTGGATAAATTTGTAATACCTCATTCATTAAGCATTGCAGCTTTAGGCGTTGTAGTGCCATCGGAAGATGGTGAT